GAAAGTCGAGCCGTCAGCATAGGCCGCTAACCGCACCTTTGCCTTGCCGATAAAATGCTGATCCCATAATGTGCTGCTCCTATAGCCCGGCAACGTGCGCCGGAATCGTAAATCCAAATGACAGCCGCAATATGCGACCGTCAAAACTTGTTTCGTCTCCGGCGAGGATCTGGCATTCGCGGCCAGGGCTTGCTTCCCACCCAGCGAGAGCGGCCATTGCAGCGGTTAGCAGGGTGTCGGCAGCGGTCTTCTGCGGCGCCGTAGCCAGCGGGACGTCGACGTAGACGCTGCAGACCCATTCGAGCGCCAAGCGAACAGATTTGCCGGTCTGGTTGGTTGGTTCGACGCGCGAAAGGCGAATCTGCAGCGTTACGGGCGCGGTGTTGTCGTCGGTGAAGTCGACCACGTCATACGTACCGAGCAGCACCGATCCCACAGCGCAATTGGCCGTGAGGCGGGCGAGAATGGCGGTTTCGAGATCGAGGATCATGGCTGCTTGGCAAGAACTGCTACGCTCTCGTGCTCGTCAAGCCGCTTCGGCTGGCCGACCACCTTGTAAGTGGCGCCGGAGATGGTCAGCGAGCTGCTAGGGGAGAGCGTCACGCCGTCGCGATAGCGCAGCTTGTGCGAGGTGTGCGGAACAGCATCAAATGCCATCTCGTCGACGCTGCTCAGGATGCCGGAGAATGCGACCACGCCGAATGTGACCGTGCTGCCGAAATCGGCATAAAACGGGTTCAGATCGTCGCCGATCACTGTGCCGTCCTCGGCCTGCCGCGGCCCCGCTTGACCGGCTCGACTGCGGGAATCGCATCAGCGACCGGCTTTTCAACGGCCGTGACACGCTCGACGCGTCCGATGCTCTCGGCGTAAAGCGCGTCGGATTCGGAGAGGCTGCAAACCGTGCCGACAGGGACGGGGCGACCGTCCTGCCAGCAGGGGCGCAGCGTGACGACTTCGGCCATGATCATGTGATCGAGCTTGCGGCCGAGAAGGCGCCGGCGATACGCACGCCGACGTCTGCGGTAAGGAAAGCGCGAATGCCGGTGATGCCGGCGGTAAAGTTTGCGTAGGGGTTTGCCGCGATTTCCAGCGCGCCCCATTCGGCAAAAATCACCTGGCTGAAGTCGCCAAAGATCGCCGTTGCAGCCGGCATTTGGTTCGTGACAGCGGCGCGGAACCCGAGAACGTTGCCATCGAGCAAGTTGCCCTGCCAGAGCGGCGTTTCCAGACCACCGGCCATCCGCGGGCGCTGAGCCAGCAGGCTGGCGACAGTTGGTGTCGTGAGATACGCACAACTCGGGGTAAGAGCGTTGGCGCCGGCGACGTCGACCTGAGCGTCGAGCAGCGCGGCGACCGCAAGCGAAGCGCCGGTGAATGCGCCAATGCTGGCCGTGCCGAGGATACCAACTGGAGCGCTACCACCACCCGTATTGATGCCGGCAACGTCGAGCGCAACGCCGAGCACCTTCGCCAGATCCTCCATTACAAACATGTCCGCATCAGGCGTCGATTGCTGCAGGAGCAGGCGAGAGATTTCGGTATAGGCACCAAGCACTTTCGGACGAAGCTGCAGGATTCCGATGGTCTGCTGCGACTCGGTGATCGCCGTCGCTTCGTTCGCCAGCCAGTAACCAGTCGCGGCGCCAGTTTGCTTGGTAATGTCCGCATTGCCGACCAGTCCTGACAGCGTGCGGGCGCCGAGCGCCTTCAACAGCGTCGCATTGCGCAGAAGCTCGATGAAATCCTGCGGGCGCAGCGTGGTGGCTACCATGTTGCCGCCAGCGGTTGCGGTGCCTACCGTCATATCACGCTTCTGGATTTCCATCGGGAGGAAGAAGCTGTTTTCCGCTTGGCGCTGCAGGCCGGCAGCTTGCGCTTTGGCATGGAAGGCCTGCGATGCTTCACGCTCCAGGCCAGCGCGGGACCAGTCATTGCTCAGGAGCGCGCCGATTGCGCGGACGATGCTGAAGCTCTTGACTTCCTTCTGCGTCATGCCGATTTCCGGCGTCCATTGGCTGCCGCGCGAGGCAACGTGCGCCATCACTTGCTTTGCGAAGTCATCGGAACTCATGCCGGAGCGGATGGCCTGCTGTGCCATGTCGCCGAGGCCGAAGCTCGCGAATTGACCGGCGACGGTCTCGATAGCGGCGATGCGCTGCAGTGCTTTGTCGGTAGCGGCGCGCTCGATGGCGGCGACGTCGGTAGTATCGATGTCCATGGTTTTTTCCTTTGTGGGTTGCTGCGGTTCTTGGATTTCCGGCTGGGCCGGCGGTTCTGAAAGTGGCTGCGTCTCGTCTTGCATACGGCCAACTCCGACGGTTGCATCGGCGGGGACGGTCACAAGCGAGTTTTCGAGCGGTTCCCAATCGATGACGCGATAGACAGCCGGCTCGGCATTGCCTCTTTCCAATGGCCCGGCGACTGCATCAAGCGCGCGCCGGAATGCGACCAGATCGCCGGGAGCGTCGCGGTTACAGCGCGACAACACCCGGCCGAATACCTGGCCGTCAATTTTTCGTTCAATCTGCCGGCCGTCTTTTCCGGTGGTCTGCTCGATCACCGAGTGCACTTCGTAGCCAACAGAGGATTTTGTGAGGTGATTGCCGGCAATCAGGGCGATGGTTCGGCCCTCGTCGGCGTGCCACGAAATGACAGCCTGGCCGCGGACGGTCTTACCGTCTGCGATCACCGATCCGGGCAAGTGATGGCCGCGGAGCTGGTCCCAATCGTGGTTGTAGAGCAGCGCGGCGCCGTCATTGAGGCGACCGAGGCGAACAGCTTCCGGCGAACAATCGAGGATCTCGACGCCCCACCAACGCTCATAGGGCACGTCGGACGCGAAGGACATCGCGACGGTAATATCTGCCTGCGGCTGCGGCTGAGAAGCGTCAGGTTCGCGGGTAAGCGTCGCCTGGCGGGTAAGCGTTGCGCCACTCATGGCGCATACTCAAAATGAAAGCGGGTCATAGATTCCTCCATGACCCGCTTTTTACCGATGTGATGTCACCTACGTAAGTGGTGCGGCGTTACATTAAAATGCGATTGCTTAAGACGTGGCTAGAATGACTCAAACGCACTCTGCCATAAAGCCTTCTCCGCAGCATACCCGACCGCTCCGGGGTGCGTTCCGTCTCCGACAAGTCCGGGCACCCATCCTCCGGAGCTTGTAGCGTAATTTGTAAATAATAGATCCCTGTCAACGACTTGAGACCCATTTTTGGCCGCTATCTGGCGAATTCCAGAGCATACATCCCTCCTGAATCCCTCCTGCGCTTCTGTAAGACCAGAATACGGAACAGGCGTCACCAGAATCGGCACGCAGCGCGCCTTTCTGCACAAATCAAGGAATATTAACGCAGTGGCAAGACACCTGCTAACGCCGGCCTGAGTGTATTTATCCGTGTCATTAGACGAATATGGGCACATAGCGGCCATTTGTGGATTAATCCCTCCGCTTGCCAGCGTTTTTTCTGCAAGCGAGAGAACCACGTTCGACGTCATGGAGCTTTCGCCTTGGTTCCAGAGAAAGACGGGGCGACTGGAAGAAAGGCTATCCATCGCTGCAAGGAGCGCGCCGCTGCCGTTAAACACCGTGTTGTTCTGGCCGGCAATCGTCGAGTCGCCAAAAGTGGCGACCGTCAAACATTGTTCAGCGCACAAGAAATCAAGCGCGATTGATCCGCCAAGTCCCGAAAGCACGATTGCGAAAGTTGCCCAGTTCGTGAATGTTTTATCGTTACCGCTTACCACCGACCCGACTCCATACGTATTCACGTCTGATTCCGTGCTTCCCATGCCGCCGCACCGATTGGACGACGTATTTCCTGCGGTCGGGTCTTGCACGCGGACCACCAGCAAATGACCTGACCCGCCATCGTCACGAGGCACGGACGGAAGCATTATCCAGTCTGAAATCACCTCAGACCATATTGCCGAAGATGTGCCACCACCTGAAATTGCCGCCGGCTTAGTGAATGTAGATGCTCCTCCAACGGTAATCTGAACTGGCGTTTCCGTTGCTACATGGATTCCGCCAGTCATGTTCCGAGAAACGGCTGCGCCTGCAACGGCGTTTATTATTGGCGATGAATTCAGATTGAAAAACCGCACCCGAAACCCGTAAAACGGCCTGGGAACCAGGTAAGTCATACTGATTGTATAGTTCAGCATTCCGGCGTTATGCTCGTAGCTGCACAGTGTTTTTAATGGTGCAACAATTGGCACCCCGTTTATATTGCGCTGAAATGTGTCAGCAGGATACGCTTTGCGCGCCTCGTCAATTAACGAATTACCCGGCGCGAATATTCCGCCACCAGAGCCGACGAACGTTGCAAACCCACGGGCGACCAGATCGGCCTCTACATCAGCCGCGCGCGTGATTGTCGTGCCGGAAGCAACAACGGAGCCGGCTTCTCGAATCGCTTGAGTCAATATAATCGTCATGCTTGCTGTTCCATGTTTTGCGCGGCGTTGTTGGCCGGCGGTGTGTTCAAGTCAATGCCATATTTATCGGCCATCGCGGTTTCTGTCTGCCTCTCGTCAAAAATCTCTTCCAGGTCGCGGCCGGCCTCGCTCGCAAGTCTCGTGCGCGATGTGATGCCGAGTGCAAGCGCTTCGCGCGCGGCTTGCATGTCTTTCAGCGGATCCACCCATGCCCACCCGCGGCACTGCCAGCCGTGCGCGGCGAATTTCAACGCCTTTGCAATCGGCAGCGGCGAGCCATTGGCGAGGACTATTGCGCCATTCCCGAGCGACCAGCGCAGCCAGTCGGCGAAGATCGGATCGAGCCAGGCTTCCACAAACCACTTTTGACGCTTTCGCCATTCATCGCGAGATGAAAGCACGGCGGAGCGGATGGACGAGAAGTTGACGGCCTCGTAGTCGTTGCAAAGCTCGGGATACGAGGCGCCAGGCAGGCCGGACGCCATGCGCTGATAGGCGGATTTCAGGAACGGGCCGAATACTTCATTCGGATAGCGCGCGTCGACGTTGCGGATGTCCGTCCCTGCAGGCAGGGTATCCCATGTGCCAGGCGCGCTTGTGACAATGCGGGCGCCTGATTCGTCTGCGGCTGCGTCTCCGATCATCGGCGCCTCGCCGTCCGGCGTGACGAAGAAGCCCAAGTGATCGGCGCCATGTTTCGCAGCAAGCAGCGCAGAGAGCGCGAATTCGCCGGCGTAGTACATGGACAGCATAGCGGCATGGCCCCACGGAATGCCGCGTCGCTGTTCCGGGCGCTGCGCGACGAATCGGTGAAGAACGGTATCAATCGGCACTCGCTCTGCTGTGCGCGAGCGGGCAGAGGTGAGCGGGCCGGTATTGAAATGCACAGCCACCGGGCGACCGGTCAAGCCGACCTCGACGCCGGCGACGATGGCATTCTGGCCGTCTGCGACCTGGCGATTCAGCCAGGTGGCGATGCGGTCGACGTCGAGAAGCTGGATTGCAAAGCCCCACTTATTGCCGGCAGCAGGCCCGTAGACAAGACGGACAAGCGACTCGCCATCGCGAGCAGTGCCGCGCACAATGGCCTGGCAGAGTCCCGTCCACGAGTATTGGCCGGACACTTCGCAGATACCGGGAGCGCCCCACTCCAGCCAGCTCGCCACGATTGCCGCGCGGGCGCCGGTGTCCGGATTGCCCGGAGCATTGTCTGCCAGCGAGACAAGGCGCGGCGCGCTTTCGCCGATGAGGTTAGTTTCGACCAGATCGAGGTAGCGCCGCATGAAGTCGTTATCGCCTTCGAGCGTTCGCGAGCGCATACGCAGCGCATCCAGATCATTGCGCAGCTCGTCGTCAATTTTCTCGGACGTCAGGCGCCAAGAATCGGTCAGCCTGTTCAGTTTGGCGGCGGCGAATGCTCGAGCGTGAGGCCTGGCAGGAGGCTTGCTGCGGCCAAGCAGCGCAGCGATGCGCGGGAATCGGTTCGCAATGGAGAGGGTCATCAAAACCTCAGGTAGACGCGGCCGCGGCCTGGCTGCGGCGTGCCGACTGTAGCGCGCACTTCGCGGCGGTACGTATCGCGCAGGCGCAGCAGTTCGGTAATTGGGATGTTCTTCAGTTGGCGGTCGCCGATGGCGTAGTCTGCGACGGCTAGGTCGTGCGATTCGATCCACGCTTCAAGCGCGGCCAGGGTCTTCTCCGCGTGCGTGCGTGCGTCGAGTCCGCCAGCAGCAGCGGCGAAGCTGGCGATGATGGATAGCGAGCCGGTGGCGGTCGTGTGGATCTCTGCGCCGAGTGCAACGCGCTCTTGCCACGAGTAGCTACCAGGAGCCCAGTTCGCAGTGACAGCCGGAGCAATCGCGACCAGGTGATCGTCGCCACTGGCAGCCGATGCAATCGTGATCTGCGTGCCAGTTTTGACGAGTACATACGACAAGACCCACCCGGCCGATGCCGGATAGTCTGCAAGTGAGCGGCGCCAGGTGGCGGTGTCCCCGGCGCGCAGCGAGGACGGGACGGCGGTCGGTACGGTATGAGCCATGCCGCGGTTTTACGCGCGGGATGTCACCTGCGTAAGTGGCAGCGCGTTACATGGCTGCCTTGGATTTGCTGTGCGATGGCCGGCCAGTGTAAATTCTATGGATGCTCTGTCGGCTCATCCCGAAACGCTCGACGGCGGCTGAGACTGTTGTTCCGGCAGCAATGGCGGCGCGTATTGCGGCATGTTTTTCTGCGAGTTCAACAGCCATGTTGCTCGCGATGTAACGCATATCCCCGCCTTGGTCGTGCCTGATCTTGCGCTCTATTGGGCGCAGTATTTCGCGATTGATGCCCATCTCATCGGCGACCAGATCAAGGGCAAAGGTAAGGAAATCCCGCGGCATTACCATCCGATCCTTTCGGCGACTTGCTTCTGTGGTAATTGACGGCGAGCGGCAGGCGCTTTTTGTGCGGCAGGAGGAGCGATTGCCGCTGCGGGCAGCGGGCCGGCCAGGCGACAGGCGGATAGGTTCAGAATCACGCAGTCCAGCGCCTCGTTTCTTGGCCTGATCTGGCGCCATTCAGCGATTACCCGGCCACTGCGGACGCGCTTGTGCAGCTCTTCGGCGGCTAGCTGTGCGAAATATTCATCATCGAAAGCAGGGTCTGCGGGGAAATGCACATATCCCGGCCCTGGTTCGGTGATTCGCAGCCGCGCGTATAGCAGAGCTTTTCCCTGATCAACGCCAAGCGGCTCTACCGGCTGGCCTTTCTTTTTCCTTGCCCGTAGCCTGGCAGCTCTGCGGCGCGCATCCTCGATCAACGCGCGGCCAGTGCCTGAGATCCCCTTCGTCGGGAAACACCACCGGCGAGAGGCGCAGAATTCGAGCACGGAGGAGGTGTTGTAGCCGGCGTCGACGCACGCGACTTGCACTTTGTTGTCAGTCAGCGCGATGTCAAGATCATCCCACACGTCCTTCTGCGTGGTGTCGCCTGGCAGGATGATGTGATCGAGCAGCCATGATTCCTCGCCGGCGCCCCATGCCGCAATGGATGCCTCGAGCCGGTCTTTTTGGACGTCGACGCCGGCCGTGATGCGAAACACTTTGCTGGCGGCTATCAGCGTCTTCAGAGTGTAATTCTCGACGCGCGCTAGAATGCTCATTGCATCCGCTCCGTCTCCTTTTTCGCGGTAAATCTCGCCAAGGTAAGTGTTCACAAACGCCTTCATGCCGGCGGTGTCGTTCTGCACGTCGACCCATTTCTGAGCCACCTGACGCCAAGTCAGGCCTAGACCGATCGGCGCGTACAGCGCATTGATGTGATAACCGTGAGTCAGCTTGACGTGCGGCCGCTCGGCGATCCATCGCCCCGCGGCGAGCATGGTCGGCTTGTGGCCCTCGGTGATTTCGGCGCCGCAGTCATTGCAGACATACCACGCGGCCACGACAATTTTCTGCTCTTTTCCTGCTGCTGTTGGCGCGTCTCCGACCGCGGTCCGGTATTTGAGATTGCCCCACAACAAATGCTGCATGGTCCCGCAGTGCGGGCACGGCACGTGATA